GTGGGAATTCGGAGTTCCTTCGGCACGTCGTGTTCTGCGATGGCGCGATGGCTACGCCTTCCTGCGGCGCGACCGCACCCGGCTTGGTGGGGGTTGGCGCGGTGCATGGATTGATCGAGTTCCCCTACGCAGTGAAGAACCCCACTGTCGAGCAGCTCAATGTGCTCTTCGATTTGTGATACCGTTGCACTCACGAAGTACTAGCGGAGTCGTCAAATGTCCCTAGACCCCATCGTTTTAATGAGCACCACGGTTGTTGGAACCGGCGCTAAGGTCGGCCCGCTAGGTAACGTCGAACGAACGTACCAAGCCTCCATCGCTGGTACCGGGGCGCTGACCGGCACGGTCGTCATCGAGGGTAGCAACGACAACGTCAACTACCTGACGATCGGTACGATTACCCTGTCTGGCACTACCTCTGACTCGGATGGGTTCGTTTCCTCCGCACCGTGGACATTCGTTCGGGCGCGGGTCCCGGCAGCCGGGATCACCGGCACTGCCGCCGTGATAACCGTAACTCTGGGGCGCTGACATGGCCGTCGCCATCAATCCTCTTCACAACGGCTCCTTCGGTCAGTCGGATGGGTCGGTCAGCACTGCTGCGGCGGTGCTTACCAATGGCCAGACGGTCTTCACCATCGCTGGTGGCCCCATTTCCGTCATTCAACTCGTCTCCGTTTGCATCGCCACGAATTCTCAGGTCGGTGCGACCACGCTCCGTTGGTCGCATGACCCAACGGACGGCGCGGCGACTACGTTCTCGGGGATTTCTGGTTCAATCGCTGCTCTTGTGGCGGGGGCGTCCTTGCTTGTGACTGGTGCGGCGCTCACCACTGTGCCGACATCCACCGCGAATGGTGCGGTGCTCGGGGCGAACGCGACGATTGTCCTCATGCCCGGAATAATCACGACGACTGTAGCGACCGGACCGTCGCTCAGTACGTGGTCACACTACTTGTGGTATCGACCCCTCGGCAATTCATCGTTTGTGTACTGAGGTTCCGTCTGATATCGTACTGAAATGAAGGGGTTTAACGCAGTAGATAAACCCACAGCAGCGGCTCTGCACCGGATGAACAGCCCGGAAATGCAACCGCTGCTGAAGTTCCTTAAAAATTTGGCGGATGAAACGGATGTGGCCCTGAGACGCGCTACCGGAGACACCTATGCCCGGTTGCAAGGACAGGCGCAGCATCTAGAGCAGTTTTTGACCTCGGTGGAGAAATCCGCCGAGACGCTGGAAAAAATGAAGTAATCCGAAGTCAAACAAGCAGACCATTACGCTGGTGGCAGACCGTTAAGCCGGAGCCGAAGGCGGAGTTGGAGCTAGGAGAACGAAGATGGCCTTACCGAAGCAGGTAGAGAAGGATTTGCTGGAACTTGAAGCGTACGAAGCGTCGTTGGTGCCCCCACCCGAGCTGACAGTGGTGGATACCCCAGCCCCGCCTGAGACGCCGGAGCCTCCCGCAGACCCGCCCAAGCCCGCGCCGGAAGCGCCACCTACGGCGGATATCAGTCCTAAGATCGTCGAGCAGCAGCCACCGAGCGAGTGGGAACAGAAGTACCGCACGCTGGAGGGCAAGTACAACGCCGAAGTGCCGAGATTGCATCAGCAGACCAAGGAGATGGCGACCCAAATCCAAGCGATGCAGTATGAAATCACTGCGCAGAGGCAGCCCAAGGCCGCACCCGAGGTTCCCGAAGAACTGGTTTCAGCTAAGGACGTAGAAGAGTATGGCGAAGACCTGATCCATTTGCAGCGCCGCGTGGCGTCAGAAGTCATGGCTCCACTGAAAGCAGAGCTGGCGATGCGGGATGAGCAGATTACCGAGCTGAAGCAGCAACTGGCCCGGACTGGGGGCGAAGTCGCCACCATGTCTTTTGACCAGAAGCTGGCCTTGGAGGTGCCGAATTTCGGTGCAATCAACACGAGCCCTGATTGGATCGCGTGGTTGGACGAACTCGACCCTTACACCGGTGAACCTCGTCGCGCGTTTGCTGAGTTTGCGTACAATAACGGCGATGTCGCCAAGGTAAAACGCGTGGTTACCCAGTTCTTGGGGTCCACCGTCCCGCCTGCAGCGACCGCACCAAATCAGGCCAACCAAGCTGAACTCCAACGTCAAATCACGCCGACGAGTGCGAACACAGCGCAGACGACCACCCCTACCACAAGCGACCGGATTTACACGGAAGCCCAGATGGTGAGGGAGTTCGACAGGGTGCGAACCCTGAATGTCGCTGGGAAGCTCGACGAGGCATCCAAGCTCGAAGCTGAACTGAGCAACGCTTACATGCAGGGCCGCGTGCGCGGCTAGCGTGAGCGGGGCCAGACAGCTAACAACTTCCCTTCCAAGGAGTTTTTCTCATGGCTATCCTGACCCCGGCCGCACCTTTCCTCACCAGCCCCACCATTGCGACGGTATTCAACCCGCTCCTCTGGTCCAAGAAACTCAACGCGAAGTACTACGTTGACAACCAACTCGCCGAAATCACCAACACCAATTGGGAAGGCGAGATCAAGAACCAAGGCGACACCGTTCGCATCCGCACGGCACCCACGCTGACGATCAGTGACTACACGATCGGTGGAAGCCTGCAGTACGAGGTGCCGACCCCCGTCTACCAAGACCTGCTGATCGAGAAGGCGAAGTCGTTCGCGTTCCAATGCAACGACGTGCAGGACGCCCAATCGGACATGAACCTCCTGAACATGTACATGGAGGACGCAGCCAAGCAGCTGAAGATCAGTACCACCGATGAGGTGTTCTTCAGCATGTTTTGCACCACGGATGGTGACACTTCTAGCACGGACAAAGACACCGCCAGCACGACTGCCGCCAATACCCGGGGCTGCGCCGCTGCGAACCAAGGTGCGACTGCCGGTGTGAAGTCCGTTTCGCTGGACCTCGGTACGGATGCAGCCCCTCTGGACGTTACCGCGACTCCCGCTACCCTGCTGACCGCGATCCTGCGGGCTGGCGCGGTACTGGACGAGCAGAACGTGCCGGAATCGGGGCGGTTCCTCGTCATGTCCCCGGTGGATCGTCAGATCATGATGTCCACGAACCTCGCGCAAGCCTATTTCACCGGTGACAGCAGCTCCATCGTCCGCACCGGCAAGATCGGCATGATCGACCGGTTCACGGTGTACGTCAGCAACATGCTGCCGCACGCTGCGGCGACCAAGGGCTGGGTTTCCGGCGAAACGGCGACTTCCACGGGTGTGGCGGACGCAGGTTCCACCACGGAAATCCGCCGGATGGTCATCGCGGGCCACAAGGATGCGATCAGCTACGCGAGCCAAGTCAACAAGACCGAGCAAGTGCGGAACCCGTCGGATTTCGGCGACTTCGTGCGCGGCCTCGTTGTATACGGCCGCAAGGTTGTGAAGCCCGAAGCATTCGCCCTCATCGTGGTCCAGTAATTCCACCGTCTAAGGAGATTCATCATGACTGCAGCTACTTCTTCTGGTTTCACCATGCAAAAAGGCGGTGTCAAGACTGGCATGACCGCGTTGTCGGGGGGCACTGTCCCTCTGCTGGCCGCGAACATGCTGGATGCGATTAACGTCGTGTCCACTGTCGCGGCTGACGGCGACAGTGTCATGCTGCCTTCCAACACGACCAAGGGCACCCTGTGCTGGGTGTTCAACCAAGACTCTGCGCAGGACATCAACGTCTGGCCGAACGTCGGCGCTACCATTTTGGGTGGCACGGCTACGACCGGCGACTGTGCCGTCGGGCAAACCCAAGGAGCGGTGTTCGTTCAGCTCGCTGACGACGGCCTGACTTGGATGGGCCTACTTGGCGCAGTCTTCGTACCTGTGTAAGTAGCAAGGGAGGGGCCTTGCGGCCCCTCCTTCTTTGCGTTCTTCTAGGAGACTGCCATGCAGCTCGAAAACATGTTCCCTACGGGGAAGTACGGGCCGGATGGTCGGTCGTTCTCTATTCCCGTCAATGGCACGGGGATGACCGTTGCTACCCTTTCCGGCACTACGTGGTCCCTGACCACCTACGGAGCCACCGTCGTACCCGCCAACGACGCAGTAGTCGCGTTGGGCGCAGGTACCAAGAACGGAGCCACCGTCTCGGTGGTCGAGTACGGTGCCAACGACGTCGTGCACAAGACCATTCTGACCTGTACCGCTACCCCCATCACCATCTCTGACGACGCCGATGTTGCGCAGTATGGTGGTGTCAAGGTGCACACCTTCCCTGCGGGCTTGATTATGACCCTCGGCGCGGTGATCGACGGGGCGTTCACTGGCTATGCCTCGCTTATCGACACCTTCGATGGCGACGTGGCGCTGGGCACTGTGACGGCGACGACCGGGGCTACGCTAGTGAGCACCGAGGCGAACATCCTGCAGTCGGTTGCTCTTACTCAGGCTGTCGGCGAAGTGGCTACTTGCGACGCTGTGTCGGTTGCGGCTGTGCTCACCGAGTCTGGTGCTCGTCATCTGGACGGCACCACTACCGCCGTCCCCATGTTCCTGAACTTCGTCATCGACGACAATGTCGCGCACGGCGCGGGCACAGCTGCTTTTACGGGCACGATCGCGTTTTCGTGGATCAATATCGGGGATAAGTAACTCATGACCGTCGCTCTGAGCGTCTTCTACCCATGGGTAGCTTCGGCTTGCCCCATGGTGCCGGACCCCCTTATGGACGACGCCATCCGGCGCGCTACGCGGGAGTTCGCCACTCAGACCGAGGCGATTGTCCAAGACGTGACGATCGCCATGATTGCCAGCACCAGCGACTACGTTCCTACGCTGACCTCTGAGACCGAGGTCATCAGTGTGAAGAGCATCAAGCGGTCCGCTACCGTCACGCTCGTGGCTACGACGCAAGTCAAGATCGACAACCAAGACACGCAGACAGGGCCGCCGACAGCCTACGCTGTCCTCGAAACGAACCCCCTGTCTTTGCGCATGTTCCCAACGCCTACCGCTGTAGAGAACCTCACGGCTAAGTTCCATGTCATGCCGACGAGCACAGCTACCGTGGTGGACGACAAATTCTCCGTCTGGTATCTGGAAGGAGTAATCGCGTACGCCAAGTACTGGCTGATGAGCCAAGCTGGGCACCCGTGGTCGAGCGATAGCGCAGCTGCGTTCGAGTATGGGAGGTTCGATACCAAGGTGTCCGAGACGGTCATCAAGCTAAATCAGGGCAAGGCGGGCATTTCTACCCACGTAGAAATGCGGCCGTTCGCGTAAGGAAACTTCATGACCGCTTCGACTGCCCATCCGCGCACCCAAGCCACTCCTGTGGTTTATGTCCGCATTGCTCGCT